TGATGCTTTTATAGAAATGAATGAAAAGTTGCAAAATATCTGCGATGAGTATTCAGCCATAATGAAAGTAAAGTGAAAAAGCATACTAAATTATATTTAACTTATTTTGGGTATGATGAATCAGATTTTATACCATGCGAAGTATGTAATTATAAAGCAGTAGACATACATCATATAGATTGCAGAGGTATGGGAGGTAGTAAAAAAGCAGATGTAATATCTAATATTATGGCACTTTGTAGAGAATGCCATGTTAAATATGGAGACAAAAAAGACTTTAAAGAATATTTACAAGACATACATAATTCAAAGTTATGATACATAGTACAGAAGAGGCATTGCGCAGAGGTGCTAATACTCAATTTAAAAAGGGAGTATCTGGCAATCCTAAAGGAGGCATAAGAAAAATTCCACAGTTAGATGTTTTACTAGCTGATGTATTAGGTGAGGAAAAGGATGGAATAGAAGCAGCAAAAGCTATCTTAATGGCTCTCAGAGCAAAGGCAGTAAAAGGCGATGTTAGAGCAGCTGAGGTATTACTAGATCGTGCCTATGGCAAAGCATCGCAAAGCCTGACATTAGATGGAGATATTAATTTTAGAGTACCTGCTCCAAATGTTTACAATACTGCTCCGCCATTGTCACATAGCGAGAACGAGATAGATGTTTGATTGCAGTCCAGTATTTTATGAAGCATACAACACTAAAGAAAAGGTTTGTATTTTACAGGGAGGTACGGCATCATCTAAAACTTACTCTGTTATGCAACTGCTTTTCTATAAAGCAGTTAATGAGGCTAGGTCTGTTATAACAGTTGCAGGAGAATCTTTACCAAACTTGCGTAAAGGTGCATACAGAGATGCTGAAAATATCTTTGCAGATAACAAATACCTACAATCTCAACTAAAGTTTTGGAATAAGACAGAACGGATAATTTATTTTAAGAACGGCTCACTTATTGAGTTTGTTTCATTCGAGAATGAGCAATCAGCAAAGAATGGTAAGCGTGACTACCTTTTTGTGAATGAGGCTAATGGTATAAGCTATCAAATTTACTGGCAGTTAGCAATCAGGACAAAGAATAAAATTTATATAGATTACAATCCTACTAACGAGTTCTGGGCGCATACTAAGCTAATCGGTCAGCCAGATACTAAATTAATCATCTCAGACCATCGGCATAATCCATTCCTATCAGAAGAAGATCATCAAAGAATAGAGGCTATAAAGGAATTAGATCAGGAGTTATGGAATGTATATGCTAGAGGTTTAACAGGCAAGATTGAGGGAGTTATATTTCGTAACTGGGCAATATGTGAGGCAATACCAGATGATGCTGAGTTAATAAGTTACGGCATTGACTTTGGATTTACCAATGATCCGACAGGCATAATAGAGGTTTATAAGTCTGAAGGCGAGTTGTGGGTAAATGAGATGTGCTATGAAACCAGACTAACTAACATGGATATTTGCCAAAAGCTAAGAGATTTTAAGGTAAGCCCAGAGCAGGAAATAATAGCAGATAGTGCAGAGCCAAAGTCTATACAAGAGATTTATGCTGAAGGTTTTAACATTCATGGAGCAATCAAAGGACCAGACTCCATTAAGCAAGGCATAGACATTCTTAAAAGATATAAGATAAATGTTACGGCAAATAGCCATAATCTAAAAAAGGAACTTTATTCATATATTTGGAAAAAAGATAAAACAGGCAAAATGTTAAATGAGCCGATTGATGCCTTTAATCACCTCATAGATCCTTTGAGATACGTGGCATTAAATAAGTTGGCATCTAAATTTGTACAGGAATATTCATTTGAATGGTAATTATGGGCATACTACAAAAATTCTTTAAGGCTGATATTGAAAAGGCAGCCCAAAATCAATTACAGTCTTTGATGCCCGGATTGCAGCAAAGCATAACTGCTAACCTTTACAATCAGAACGTATTTGGATGGATTGGCAATAATCAGGTTATAGTTGATTTTTCAGATAAGATTAAGTTTGTTGAAGAGGGATTCCAAAAGAACGCTGATGTTTACACTTGCATTGATATTATAAGTAAAAAGGTTGCGGAATGTGCTTATTGTCTTTATGAAGTCAAAGAGGGCGTAACTAAAAAGGATTTAAAGATATATGAGAATATGTCAATGGCTGAGGGTGCATCTGCTAAGATGAGAACATTACAACTTAAAGAGCAGATGTTTAATCAGGTAGAAAACAATCCTATACTTGATTTATTAGCAAAGCCAAATCCTTTACAGACTTATGAAGAATGGATGACTGATCTTGCAGGGTTTTACCTATGTACAGGCGATGGTTATATTTTTGGGAATGGTAAGGATAATGTGATGACTGAGAAACAAATATGGTCACAACTATACTGCTTACCTAGTCAATGGATTGAGATTATCTCAGGTGGTATGTTTGAGCCTATCAAAGGATATTCTTTGACATCTATTTATATTGAGGAAGTGCCTTTACCTGCTAATCAGGTTGTTCACTTTAAATCATTTAATCCTGACTTTACTTTAACAGGAGCGCAATTATACGGACAGTCACCTATCAAAGCTATTTACAGAAACGTATTAAAAGAGAATGAGGGCGATAACGAATTATTAAAGCAGATACGTAATGGAGGAGCATTTGGTTTTGTTTCACCTGATGGCAATGGTGCTAATCTGACTAAAGATCAGATGAATCTGTTAAAAGAAAAGATAGTTGATGCAAAGCGTGGCGAGACTTTAATGGACAGAATATTCCCGAGTTCAGGTCCTTTAAAATGGACTCAGATAGGAATGCCATCTACTGACTTACAATTAATAGAATCGCTTAACATAGATACTCGAAAGATATTTACTGCTTTTCATGTTCCTATACAATTCTCAGGAAGCGAATCAGCCTCCACAGATAATAACATGGGTTGGGCATCAAAGCAGTTAATCTATAACGCAACCGCTCCATTATCTCGCAAGATTAGAGATGCTATAAACAAGTTTGTTTGTGAGCCATACGCTAAAGCATACGGAAAGAAATACTACTTTGATTTTGACTTTAGTAGTTATCCTGAAATGCAGGAGGATATGGCAAAGCTAACAGATTGGTTAGCTAACTCATATTGGATAACTCCTGATGAGAAACGTATTGCTCAAGGTTATGATAAGATTAGCACTCCAGAAATGCAGAACATTTACGTTCCTGCTAACTTAGTACCTATTGAGGAGTTGTCTTTAGATCAGGCATATAACAATGCAACCATAAATGGCAAGTAGTGTTAAATACCACAAAACCTATTTAAAACTTCATAAAGAGTATGAGGCTTATGCTTATCCTATCATTAAGAAGGCATTAGATGAGCAGACATCGGCAGTTGCTGATTTTGTGAATGAAGATAACTTTGATAACATAGAATTATACATTCAGTTCTTAATTCAGCAAAAACCTTTATATGATGGATTAGAAAAGATCTATACAAAGGTTGGCGTATCAGCTGCGACATTCTCATACGATTGGATACGTAATTCAGTACCAAAAACAAAAAAGGATTTTATTACAGATTTCTTTAATCCTCAATGGTATATTGAGATGGTTGAATATTTTAGGCTAATTGGAGGCACTAAAGTTAGAGGTATAGATGATACAACTAGAGATAAAATTAACAACTTATTAGCCAATATTTTAGGACAAAATTTGTCCAGAAGAGAACAGGCTAAACTATTTGAAGAGACACTAAATGATCCTTCATTTAATCGTGCAAGGTCTTTGGTTATTGCTAGGACTGAATCTACAACTGCTGCAAATCATGGCATCAATGAAGGTGCTAAGAGTTCTGATTATGAAGTTGCTAAGTTTTGGATTAACACAAAAGATAAACGGACAAGGCGAACTCATTTAGCAATGACTACTGAAAGGATACCAATTAATCAGCCTTTTATGGTTGGTTCTAGTATGATGATGTACCCTGGCGATGTTGGTAATGAGTTAAATGAAATACCTGCTAGTGAGGTTGTAAATTGCCGTTGCGTTATGGCTACAGAAGCAACATTGGACTCAGATGGTTTACCTATATTAAAACCTAGAACTGCGCCTTATATTAAAGGATAATTTTGATATTTAAAAAATTAATATATTTGTAAAGATGAAAGGATTATTAGAATTTAAGAACTACAATGCCGAGATAAAGGACATGGATTCCGAAAGGATGACAGTTACAGGCTACTTTGCAAGTTTTGGCAATGAGGATTATGATGATGATATAATCATGCCCGGTGCCGCAACAAAAACAATCGCAGAGCGTGGTCCTATGGGATCAAATGAGATATTCTTTTTAAATCAGCATAACTATGCGCAACCGCATGGAAAGCCTATGGTTT